ATTTTTTTTTTTTATACTGAAAACAGTTAAACAGCACAAAAGTGCTCTTTTACAAAACCATTTATACAAAAATAATTTTTAGGAGGTATATGCTCTGACTCTCAAAGAAATTAACGCGCTGTTTAGCAACATCCGCAAAATCTTAGCCATGTTGGATAAGATTTACCACGCAGTAGAGGGCAACAAGCCCGAGGAGAAAACAATGAAGCCCTAGAAATAAACAATAAACAACAAGTCCGAGGTGTAAACAATGAAGGGAAAAACATGGAACGTAAGAGACCAGACCGATACGAACCTTTTGGAAGAACTGACGAGAACCTACAAGGAAATCGACAGCGCATACAAACTGCTACGACAGGCCGCAAAGTACAACGACGCAAAATACTACCTTGACATGGTGTTCAGAAAAAAAGCAAAAGCAACAGAAATCGAGGTAGAAATCCTCAGAAGGGAAGTAAACCATGGGAAAGAGGAATAAAGTCCGCAAGTCCAAAGACGCAAAAATCTACAACAAGACCGCACGAAAAACAAAAGCAATCAACCTTGGCAGCGGAGCAATGCGAGGAGGCATTAGATTATGATTAACGTGTATGGCATCTACGACCAGTGTGCTATGTGCTACATCACCACCATTAACGAGCGCGACGATAAAGTCGCCGAACGCAATTTTAAAATTGCACTGACCGACGAACACAACATCATGAGCAAGACACCGAGCGACTACCGACTCGTGAGGCTCGCAAAGTTCGACGAGAACAACGGCACTTTTGAAGAAGCAAAGGAGAACATTTTCGATGGCATTTCGCTCAGTAAGTAACTTCAGAGAAACCAGAACAGCAAAACCAACCGAAGCCGGAGAAAGCGTAAGGCGCACGTACATTTGGGACATCAACGAAAAAGGCGAAAAAGTGCTGAAACTCGACCAGATCATTGACCAACAGGCAGAAATCGACTCCTACTTGGAAGAAACCAAGCTGGAAAACATCATCCGACGGGCAAGCATCGACCCGAACATCGCGGCGCGAATCGCGCCAGACTTAGGCGGAGGAATTCAAGATTTTACCGAAGCACCGCATACACTCGCGGAAATACAAAACATCATGATTCGCGCAGAACAAATCTGGAACGAGGTGCCAAAAGAAATCAAGCTCAAATTTGACAACGACGTGGACAAGTTTATCTCAAGTTTCGGAAGCGTCGAATGGGCCAAAAACCTTGGTATTATGACGGAAGAGACACCTAAAGAAGAACCCAATCGGAGAGTAGAGACTAGCAAAATAACGAAAACCGAGGAGGAAAAATGAACAGAAACACAGACGCAGGATTTAATCAGGTCCCAAGACTGGACATCACGCGAAGCCGCTTTAAAAGGCGGCAGAACGTAAAACTAACCATGAACGCCGGACAACTCATCCCGTTTTATGTGGATGAGGTGCTTCCGGGCGATACCTTTAGTGTCGACCAGGCGGCAATCATCCGCATGACAACCCCTATCTTCCCAGTCATGGATAACTGCTACATGGACATCTATTACTTTTTCACGCCGAACCGCATTCTGTGGAAAAACTGGAAGCGATTTATGGGCGAAAATGACACCGGGCCGTGGGCACAAAAACAAGAATACACAATCCCGCAAATCAAAGTCCAAGAAAGCGCCGGCAAAAAAGAATTGCCGCTGGAAGGCAGCCTCATGGATTACATGGGAATCCCGACGAAAGTATGCAAGGACAAAAGTACAGAATTCGAAGTAAACGCACTGCCATTTAGAGCTTACGCAATGATATGGCAAGAGTGGTTCAGAGACCAAAATGTAGATAATCCGGCTATTAACAGCGTCGAAGACGCAACAGTAACCTACGCAGACGCCAACGACCCAAAAAACATTGAAAAACTCCTTCAGGAAGCATATCGAGGCGGCAGACCATTACCAGTAAACAAATTTCACGACTATTTCACCAGCGCACTGCCGAATCCGCAGAAAGCGGGAGAGCCAGTAAGCATTCCGCTTAGCGGAAGTGCACCGCTAGGAATGTACAATCCGTCAACAGGAAAAGTAACAATCAACAGCGCCGAAATGAAACAAATCGCAAAAGATGTAGGACTGTTAAACTCAGGCAGCACCTTTAACGCCGCAGATTGGGACGTCGGAGACGGGCCAGTTGCAAACAACGGACTGGCAGTGGGAAAAAATACACAGTCCACATACACTGGAATAACCTTAGGAGCAGACCTCTCAATGGTCAACGCAACGACTATCAACCAGCTGCGACAGGCGTTTCAAGTACAAAAGTACTACGAACAGTTAGCACGAGGCGGCAGCCGATACCGCGAGATGATTTATTCGCTGTTCCATACCAAAATCAGCGATAAAACTGTACAAATCCCGGAGTATCTGGGCGGTACGCGCATCACAATCAACATGAGCCAGGTAATCCAGACCAGCGGCACAACAGCTGAAAGTCCGCAGGGCAACACGGCAGCAGTATCCGTTACACCGTACAACGGCAGTATGTTCACCAAGAGCTTCGAAGAGCACGGCTTTGTTATCGGTGTATGCTGCATCCGGCATGACCATACTTACCAGCAGGGACTCGAACGAATGTGGAGTCGGAAAACCAATCTGGATTTTTATTATCCCGTCTTTGCAAATCTGGGGGAACAAGCAATCCTCAAAAAGGAAATCTATCTGAGCGGCACAGAAAAAGACGAACAGGCATTCGGATACCAAGAGGCATGGGCAGAATACCGCATGAAACCGAACAGAATAAGCGGCAAATTCCGAAGCAACGCAACAGGAACGCTGGATAGTTGGCACTATGGCGACTATTACACCGAAGCGCCGAGCTTAAGTCAAGCATGGATGAAGGAAGGAGACTCTGAAATCCAGAGAACACTCGCAGTAGACAACGAACCTCAATTTATCATGGACACGGTCATTGACAACACCAGTGTCAGACCTATGCCTATGTACAGTATTCCGGGTCTCGTAGACCATCACTAAGAAAGGGGGAAGACCCGGGTTTTCCCGGGTCTATTTTATTATGGCGTTAGCAGCAATCGGAAGCGCACTACTCGGAATCGGTAAACAACTGCTCCCGACAATCGCCGGAGGTCTCATAAACAAATTCATGGGCGGAAATCTGACAGAGAGCAACGGAGGAAGCCAGCAACACAACCAAAGCTACAGCCAAGGCGGAGGCCAAAGCAGCAGCGAAAGCGGCGTAAACCGAGCACAAAATCTGCAAGACTGGAATAGCATGCTAGGAGCAATTCAGGGAAACATGCAAAGCCAGCAGAAATTTAACCGTCGAAGCATGTTCGAACAGATGGGCTACAACACCATGGCAGCAATCACACAAGGTGTATATAACCAGATAAGTAACAATGCAGCGATGAGCTACAACAGCGCAGAGGCGGCAAAAAATCGTGCATGGCAAGAGCAAATGAGTAACACAGCATATCAAAGAGCAGTGGAAGATATGCGTAAAGCCGGCATCAACCCAATCCTAGCATACCAGCAAGGCGGAGCAAGTACGCCGGGTGGAGCACAAGGCACTATTAGTGGGGCAAGCATGGGACTGGCGAGCAGTAGTGCAGCAAGCGCAAGTGCTCTAGGAGTAAGTCAAAACCACAACAACACATGGAGCAGGAGCGAAAGTAACTGGTACAACGCAGCACAGGCGGTCGGAGACGCAACAAGCTGGAGTCATACAAGTGCAGACAAGGCGCTGAAGGAATTCAGAAACGTCCTTAGCAGCCTCGACAACTTAGGAAATCAAGGCGGCCAATACAATCATCAAAATGGCGGTGGCAAAACTCACGGCGGCGGCGCAGGAAGAGGAAGGTAAAATGGGATGCAATAAACCATTAATCCGGTTTTATGTACCTCACGACAGAGAAGCGAGTGGGCGAGTATACTCACTCGCTTCTTTTAACAAAATACATAAGACAAACCTTAGGTATGAAGACCTAATGTACAGAAAAGATGTAATGTTGATACCGTGCGGACAATGTACCGGATGCAGACTACGCAAGCGCAAAGATTGGTCAACGCGGATGGAACTAGAAGCATATGGACACAACAAAGAAAGTATCTGGTTTATCACACTAACTTACGATGATGACCATGTACCAACACAGGACACAAATACAGGCGAAATCTACAAAGGCGGCATAAACATCTGGGAAGGCCTCTCAGAGCGTCCGAGAACGGCGCAAACTCTAAGCGTAGAGGATACCCAACTATTTATAAAAAGGCTCAGAAAGGCCGTCAAAGAGCCTCTGAGATACTTTTTAGCAGGAGAGTACGGAGACAACACAGCGAGACCGCACTATCACATGATACTATATGGGTGGTATCCAGACGACTTAAAGCCAATTCACAAATTGTCAAGACACGGTCATTATACAAGCGATAAGCTAGTAAAAATCTGGGGACAGGGTGCAGTTGACATAGCGCAAGCAACCCCAGAAACATATAATTATGTTGCAGGGTATGTAACCAAAAAGCTGTACGGCAACGACAAAAAACGTTACCAAAAAATGGGTTTAATACCACCATTTTGCACAATGAGCCGAAAGCCGGGACTCGGGGACAAGTGGTTCGAAGACAACCAAACAAGACTCTGGCAGCAAGGGTACATACAACTTACCAACGGCAAGAGAGCGACAATACCAGAATACTATTGGCGGAAACTGGAAGCCGAAAACCCTGAAAAAGCATGGAGAATCAAGAAGAATCGACAAGAAAAAGCTATAGCGTCCTTAATCGAAAGAAACGCGGAAACCGATAAACCATACGCAGAACAGTTAAAAGACAAAGAAGCATCCATGTCGAAGAAAATGAGCAAAGCCAAAGGCGTATTTTGACACTTTGGTGTCACTCAGCCAAGTAACTATCAAGTAAGCTACTTGGCTGAGTGATTTTTTAATTTGTTAAATGCACACGCACGCGCACGTAATCGCGCACGCGCACGTGCATTATATTATTATTTTTATTATTAACTTGTTGTAGTAGTAGTAGTAGGGAGTGTTGAAATGTTGAATACTACGAATTTTTATCCTTGGAACGATATTTTTTGGTTAATCTTAATGTTGATACTTTTGTGGAAAACTTGTTGAATTGTTGAAAGTGTAGCAATATGCACAAAAACCTTTGTGCAACATTTTGTGGAAAACCTGTTGAAAGTGTTAAAAGTGTTGAAAAAAGAATTAAAGGCCGTCCGGCAAGCAAAACCGAAAAGTTGCGTCATGCTCTTCGCACGGCGCACCGCGCCTAGCGCATGACCTTCAAGACAAAATTCTTCTATTTTTTTTTAAAAAACCTTGACTTTTTCCAAAAAATATGATAGAATATAATCAAAGAAAGGAAGGAATTAAAATGAAGCAAAAGGAATACAAGTTCTTGGCAAAAATCACCTACAACGACGGCAAAGAAGAGTTAAATCCTTTTATCGACTACACGGCAAGCGCAAGAGCGCGAGCCAAAAAAGTAGCAAGGAGACCAGACGTATACACAGTAAAACTATACAGGATAGACAAAACCGAAGAATTTATCTAAAGACTGAATCAAAGAAAGGAAGGCAACAAAAATGAAAAAGCCTAAACTAAACGAAAAAACCATCACAAGACTCGAAATCTACGGACAAGTATGGTGCAACAAATATTACTACGAGCTGAAAGACTACATAGACACAGAAGGAAACCGTTACACGATGCTTGAACGGACAAATCTTAGAACCGGAGGCATAGACGAATTCAATTGGGAAGAATACATTAAATAGGCTTGACAAGCCTATTTTTTTTTTTTATACTGAAAACAGTTAAACAGCACAAAAGTGCTCTTTTACAAAACCATTTATACAAAAATAATTTTTAGGAGGTATATGCTCTGAC